AGATTAGACATTGAAGTCTCGTAGCGATGAACAATAAAATTAGCTTTGTCTAGATCAGAACCGCAAGATGGATCAACAATGATATTTCTAAAATCGCATACTTCTAGTGCGGGTTGATTTTTTACAGTGCGTACTGAATCAACTTTCTCTACTCCGGTTTGGATAGCCTCATAAGACTGTCCTTCGGACATTGACTTCTTGTGCGCGGCTTTTAACTCATCCGGCACTTGTTCGTTATACCCCTGCGGGTTAGATTCCATTAAGGCATGAATTTCTTCGTGGAGTGGCCCCATCTCAGGGTTGATTTCGTATTCATAGATAGGTACATCATCAACAAAGTCTTCTTCCTCAAACTCCCAAGAGACTTTTACAAGTGCCGTACGTTCATCAACCACTGCACGAACATACTCATCAATAAACCGAACCTTGTCTATTTTGCAGCCAAACTGATAATTAAGAAGTAACGAATTTTGACGAGCCCCTTCAACATCTTCCCAAGATCTAGGCTTAACATTAAAAACATCTTTGGTTGAATGGAAAGGTTCTGAAATTGCGGCGTACCGCCATTCCGCTTGTTTGCGTATTAACTTAGGCTGAAACTCAGAACTGTTTTCTACTGTTCTAGGCTTTGCATCGCCTTTGATATGCATGTTGTCCAGCCATACTTCTATTTTGCTGGCCTGTGTATCATGCGAGACAGTAGCGTCTTCGAGGTCTTGCTTTAAATTTTTAAGCGTCGGGGGATTACCCCAATCTTCAGGGTTAAAATCATCTGTATCAGCTATTTCAAAATCCATAGTTACTTATTCCTAATAACTTTTATAACTTAACGGTTACGCTTAAAAATTTCTGGAGAAATGGTCTACACAAACCCGCGCATGTGTAACTTGCTCCAAGACTCTTCTTGGTCAATGTCGTAAGTTTCTTGCTTTAAAAGCGCACAAGCTTGTTCAAACTTAGCCGTATAGTTATTTCCCTCGTGAAATCCTTGAGCTGCGCCGCCAAAAGCATTAGTAGCTCTAGCTGCAACATAATAAAGAAGAGGTTCAAGGTAGACGTTAGGAAGACTGATATCGACAATTGTGGGTGCTGCGTTGGAAAGTGCTACATCAATTACTGGGTGATCGGCTCTATAAGTAACAACAACTTTGGTAGATTCTAGTAGCCAAGGTGCTTTAGTCGAGTCAGTAGGTAAAATTATTTTGTTGTAACTTGGTGTTCTTGCGGCGTTGTCTCCCCTAGAGTTTAGAGAGACTTCATAATCCTTTTTCTGATAAGTAGCAGTAATGCGCTCTATTTGCATCAAGTCAGTTATCAAAGCCAACGAGTAATCAGCAGTCCCTGCTATCAGGGTTACATCTGTTGTGGACTCTTTTAGTTTAAATCGTTTGTGTAATTCAGTGAGCCCCAATGTAATCAAAGGAAGTATTTGCGCTTGCTTCGCCGCAGACATAGTAGTGTCAGTGCTGTTTAGTCCCATCACTACTTGCTTAAGTTCGCCAGATACGAGCTGGTCGTGTATCTCCGATAATTTCATAAATTCCTCAAACGATATAAGACGAAAGTGCGTTTTCAAACACATCAGGTTCGTCAATTGTCCACATGCCATCACTTTTTTCTGACATTGTTCCCAAGTCAGTTGGTCGCCAAGTCACTAGCGAACTCAACATACTAATGGTGTCTATAAAATCATCGTGTTTAGATTTGAAACCGGCGGGGGAGGCGAGTCGTAACTCGTCCATTGCTTCAACCATAATAGGCGTTTGCTGCATATCGGTTGGGAAATACATTTTGCCTTGCTTAAAAAGCGGCACAACAATATTAAACCTAACCATCTTATTGGTATTAGGTCTTATACCCGGCTTAGTTTTGTTATTTTCAGATGCCAGGTTAAAAAAAGTATTTCTACTGAGCATCTCATCTTGAATCCAAGGAATGAATCCGCCTTGTTGACCTGTGACTTCGATGCCTACTGACTGAGGTGACCATTCTTGCGCTAGCCTAAACAAGTCATCGATGTTCTTGTCCATGAGCTGCCGTCTGCAAATACCATCTACCCAGAACCAATCACCATTGTTGTTTAGCCCCCATACAGAGATGACAGAGTAATCAGAAGCTTCAGTAGTACTTGTCGCAAAATCAGTAGTAATGTAATAGTTGAATCGATTCTTGGCTTCTATAAATGTGATTTGGTCATACCAACGCAAATCATTATCTGTAATCAGACGATCTTCGTCGGACATAATTCGCAACATGTATTCCTGATGAAAAGTATCGACCTTTCCAATCATTACTGCTTTTTTATACTTATCTAATACATGTTCGTAGGTAAATCTGTCGGGCCATGAGCCCTTGAAGTCAGCTTCTTCACACGGAAACTCCTCGCACACAGGAAACACGTTGACACCCCAAGCGCCTGACTCTACTGCTTTATAGAGTGGATCACGGGCGTTGAAGGGAGTACCACTCCAAATCACCAAATTTTTAGTTGGGTGTAGCGCGTAGTCCACTGCTTTGTAAACTGTGTCTTCCACTGCCGCAATAATAGTAGCCGAGCGAGCGTCTTCATCACTTATAAGATCGTCTAAAACCGCGAGTTGCGGTCGTTTACCCATCTCTTTAGTTCCACGCACTCCAGTTCTTGCGCCATACCCTTTAACGATAAACGTCCGTCCATCAGCATTTCTAAACTCCCATCGGTTATCAGTAAACCGAATAAACGGTATGTACTCTTTAAGAAAATCACTGTTTTCCCACCGGAATTCTAAGTTCTTTCTCATGTTTTTTATGCCGTTGTCCATTGAGTCAGAGACATAGATCGCAAGATCTATTGGCCCAAATCCGGGGATCTCGCCATATAACCCAATAAACAAAAACAGGTACTCACCCATAACAGTTGTTTTCGCCATGCCTCGGTGACACAGATTAGCTACGCGACTGCTACGCAAAGTCAAAGTGTCCAACATGCGGTAATGTGCTTGAGGAGTCTGATGCTCTTCACCAGTAGCGCCATTAACCAGTTTAATGAACGACACAAATTCCAGTGCAAACTGGGAAGGGATGTAAGAGGGGTCTTCTGCGTAGCTGACTGAGTTGAGGTACGCCTCGACTTGTTGTGCGGGAGTTTCTTCGGACAGATCAATCATTTTCGCTATCCGCTTGTTCTATAACAATCGGCTGATGCGCTATTTCTGAAGCACTCATTGCGCCTGCTTCAATCGCCATCCGCTGCTTTGCCGCCAACGCAAGCGTTGCGTCACGCAACTGCTGGATAGATGAATCCTCAGAGACACCCACATTCAATTCGACTTTCTGTGTTTCTGGTTGCTTCAGATGAGTCAACAAGCTGTTAGCTGCGTCCGTGCGTACTTTTTCGCTTTTAGCGTTCAGCATTAACTCAGCTTGTACATTTAATGCTTTTTGATGAAGATCCTGATTCAGTACCCAGGCCGGTACTAAAGTCTGTTCCATGATTAAAGAAACAAGCTTCGATTTATTGTAAGCCGAGCAGTAAGAAGCTACGTCCTTTGTCTCTACACCTTGTGCAGTGAATCGCGCTATTTTTTCAGGGAAGGTAATTGAATAGGCATCGATATTGGTTTTACCCATCAGCTTGTAGCTGACGTATTTCACCGCATCAATATAATTAAGCGTCTTAAAGCGACCTTCTGCCATGACATTGGCGTAGCTTAATAAGTTATCCCTGTAAGACTCATACATGTCAGGGTCTGACATTGCCGTGTTTACACGGTCTACAAGAGTAATATTAACGGACTTTTTTACTTTTGCAGGTAGAGCTTGTCTCAGCTCTTCTACAGTCAGCGGTAGTGACATTGCGATACTCAATTAACGTATCGGCAAACTATAGTTATCGATTTAAAAAATTTCTGAGATTTTATTTATTATTCTTAGCGGAGTAAGCCATTGCTGAGAAAAATACACTTACAACGCCGCTAGTCGCTAAAAAATACATGGAACTCATGTCAGATAGCAAAACGGCAGCATCTTTCATATTAAAAAAAGAACTAATCATAATTAAGCTGGGATAGAGCAACATGCCAAGCAATGCAAACCAGCACATGCCTCTTTGCGCGTCAGCTCGCTCATGCTCGACTTCTAGCTTTTGAAGCCGCTCACTGGTTTCCAGCTCTGCATCACTAACGATGCCATCTCCATCAGCATCGTACTTTGCAAATTCAGAACCTGGCTCTAATCGTTTTGCGTTCAAGCCGCTGGGATAGCCGTTACGAACTCTTTCATTCGGTTCATCCATCCGGCAGCAAACGTAGCTTGGCTAGGGTTGTTAGTGATTACTCTTCCGTAGTAAGCAATCCTCTCAGACATAAATCTAGCTGCCAGCATGTCATTTTCAACATCAATTACGGCAGCTTTAGTCCTTGGCCCCACTAAACCATCGGCTTTTTCTCCCACCGAGGTCTGTAGCCACTTAGTTGCATCATAGGGATCGTGCTGAACCGCAGCATCAAAGACCATTTCTTGCAGTACAGGGGACAGTTGTAGCTGATTAAGCTTTGCTTCCTCCCAGTACATCGATTTATAAATGTCACGAGCTTCAATAACACTGAGTTCTTGGATAGCAGCGCCTGTAACGATCTCATTTCGCCAGCTACCTAGCGTATATATAGAAATACCATATTTTGTGGGGCCACCTCTATCATCTGGGTGGTCAACGAAACCCCCTTCTCGAACAATGATCCTATCGATGAAAGTTTCTATCATGGGACACCTAAGTGAATAACATCTTAGTGTCACCTTCACAGATAACTTTATGAATTTCTTGCATATTTTGGCAGTGTGAGGCGAGCCGATAGGCTCAAGCCGAGAACACTGCCTTAAACGACAGACCTAAATAGCCTATTTGGATACGGCATTTCTTCTAGTATATATCTTAGAGTTTAATCGTTCATTTAATCTTTCTAAATCAATCACTTATCTTTTCAATATCTATAAATCGTATCTAAAACCAACAACTATTAGACGTATTAAGACGATAAACATACAATTGTGGATACAAATCTATCCACTTACCTTAAACCACTAAGATTCTATATATATGAGCATACCCGTAAGCATGATCAAGTTTTACCGTAACAAAAACAATGCTAGTTATAAGGTCAAATACGCTATTAGCTACAGCGAGCGCCGCGAGCTTATAAAGGAAGTTAAGTGCGCCGGACTATGCGTATTTGAATACTACTTAAGACTGGCTTCTATTGAACATACACCTATAGATGACCAAGAAACTGCTGAATATTTTGGATGGCAAAAAGTCACAGCCAAAAAACATCGATTAGCCTTAGTTAAGGCTGGTTGGGTCTATATTGAAAAAGGGAACTTCCCCGGCAATAGACGTATGCAAGTCGTACATCTAGGTAAAGATGAAGTGGCTGACGCTAAAAGTCAGATACCATTTAGACCTCTTGTTGGGCCTCATGCTGAGAATGGTTAACTAATAATATCTGCCTTTGCCTCCCGCCTTCGGCTACGAGGCAGTCAGATAGGTAAAATATATTTTTAAGATTTCGCATTTTTTGAAAAATTCATATGTAGGTCTGATTTCAGTGCTTACTTGAAAAGACAAAAAACCGAGAAGCACCCCCCCCATCAAACCCACGCTACGCTTCTACAGAGGTATCCCACATTCCGTGGAGCCATACGGGAGATCTACCGTGAACTTACTACCATCCTTTGTTACTAAAGGTTTCAATGCTGTCGAAGAGGCTTTCGGCATGGTCATCGATGTCGAGATTGCAGCGGCACAAATCACCAAGTCCCTTAAGTATCAGGCGCGAGCCGAGACTTCTAAGGCTAACCAAATACTCAGAGCTGAGTTGCTGGAAGCTGGTGTCACCGACGAAGAGATTGCACAGATCTTCGCAGACTAACCTCTGGGGCTTCGGCCCTACGTTTTTTTAAACCTTACACAAAGGATTTAAACCATACACTAGGTCGTAGACCGTACACACTATCGAAGATAGACAGCGAGCAGTATTCATTACTCTCCACTACATAGCTTTATGAGTTAACGATACATCTCTATGTTCACTCTCTCATTACGATACTCACACGATAGACACGCTTCGCTATTACAAAGGCAATACTGCCGTTACTAATTGGAGTATGTATGAGCGACTTAAATGTATTTACCTTAGTAGTATTCGGTCTACTAACGATAGCTATTACGGCTGTTGTATTTTGCTGCAACTACCTTGTATCACAGCGTAAGACAGGTGCTACTTACCAGCCTTATCTTCCAGTCAGTGTACTGATGATAGACAAGCACGGTGTCCGTACTGTCGTCATGTGTCCTATGAAAGCTTGGACTGCTGCACTTCCTTCTGTTCAGTGCTATGACGCATTGCGTGGATGGCGTTTAGAGCCTAATGATATCTACGCTGGTATCTTCACACGCATAGCAAGGAGCAGTGTATGAGAACTGCACAACAACTACTTATCCTTTGGATAGTTTCAATC